GTCCAGCGTGGTCACGCCCATCGGCGTTGTCTACCTGTATCTTGGCGAGTACCTGCCTGCCGGTACTGCCCTGCTGCTGAACCTGAGCGTTCTGGCTCCCGTTTATCAGCCTGTCCCCGGTAAGGGCAACTTCTTCCTTGAGCCGCTGGCTAAGACCGGCGCAGGCGAGAAGTATCAGATATTCGGTCAGCTTGGTCTTGACCACGGTCCGGACTGGTATCACTGCAAGTTCACTAAGATTGCAACGACCTTCACCGCGCCTACATACAGCCGCTCGGTATTTATTGCAGGCGGTAAGGTCACTACAGAGACGGCAAGTACAGGCGGTTAATCGAATCAATTCAAAGAAAGGTAGGCGCGAGATATGACCGACGCACAGAAAATTATATTGCTGAAATCCATGACGGGGGAAACCTCTGAGGACATGTTGAACGCCTACCTCAAACTTGCCGGTGACAAAATTCTTGAGAGACGGTTCCCGTTCAAAAGCGATGTGCGGATCGTGCCTGTTAAGTATCACACAAGACAGATTGAGATAGCGTCGTATCTGCTTAATAAACGGGGTGCCGAAGGTGAGGTTTCTCACAGCGAGAACGGAATAAGCCGTAGCTATGAAAGTGCGAGTGTGCCCGAATCAATGCTCAAGGACATTCTTCCTTGTGCTGCTGTTTTGTCAGGAGGCGGGGAATGAAGTGCCTGAAACGAAATCAAACATCACTGCATTATGCACTCTATAAGGGCAAAGAACAGATAACCGATGAGGACGGAAACCTCACAGGCGAATATAAGGTCTTGTATTCCGACCCTGTAGAGATGCAGGCAAATGTATCTGCTGCTTCAGGCGCATCGCAAGTAGAGCAGTTTGGTAATTCCATACAGTACGACAAGGTCATCGTGACGGACGATATAAGTTGTCCTATTGATGAAAATACAGTTCTCTGCGTCGACAAGTTTCCGGCTTATGATGCAAACGGGAATCTTCTCTTTGATTATATCGTCAAAAAAGTTGCAAAGTCTCTCAACAGTATCTCTTTTGCAATAAGCAAGGTGAGTGTCTCGTGAGAATCAAAGTCACCGGTCTTGAGAAAGCAGTACGCAAGCTCGAAGCTTATAAAAAAAGTCTTGAGGGAAAAACTCATGTGTTTTTAGAGCATCTCGCACAGGTGGGTATAGATGTTGCCGATGTCGCATTCAGAACCGCTCAGTATGACGGCGAGAATGATGTCGTAGTGTCAGGGGAGCCTGAATGGATAGACGATGACACTCTTGTTATTACAGCGAGCGGCAGCGCGGTCAAATTCATTGAGTTCGGTACAGGTGTGCATTACACGGAGCAGCACCCTAAAGCCGGGGAGATGGGTATGGTTCGCGGTGAATACGGTCAAGGGAAAGGCTCCCAGGATAGTTGGGGGTACTACGGCAACCCAGGGACGAACGGAAGAGTGGTAAAGGAGAACGACAAAGGAAGTCTTGTTATCACTCACGGTAATCCCCCTGCCCGTGCAATGTACGATGCAGGCAAGGAAATGAGAGAACAAGTAAGGGCAATAGCGAAGGAGGTGTTCGGGAATGACTGATATCGAAAATGAGGTTTGCGATCTTGTATCTGCGGCTCTTCGAGCAAAATTCCCGAACATTACTGTTTACAGTAAGACGGTTCTGAGCCCTTCTGAGTTCCCATCAGTCAGCATTGAAGAGGGGGACAACTACACATACACTGCGTCAATCGACAGTTCGGGTGTTGAAAATCACTCGTCCGTCATGTACGAAGTCAATATTTATTCGAACAAGGTTAATCGTCAGAAGTCGGAATGCAAAGAGATATTTGCCGTGTTGGACGAGCTTTTGATAAGAAAGGGCTTTGTCCGCACGATGCGCAAACCTGTTTCGATGGACGATGCTACCAAGTATCGGATAACAGTCAGATATAAAGCAACAGTAGGAAAAGACAAACAAATATACAGGAGGTAACATATGGCGATTTCGTCTTATAAAACCTTTCTTATGAAGAAAGGTTCTTCAGGTAGTACATACGAGAAGCTTGTTGATATTAAAGAGTTTCCCGATCTCGGCGGCGACCCTAATATGCTTGATGCAACGACTCTTTCTGACGCGATGCAGATAAATATCATGGGTATTCAGAAGGTTGACGCGCTTACATTTACTGCGAACTATTCTAGTGAAGATTTCGCAACGCTTGATGCTCTCAAAGGTCAGGAACTTGACCTTGCTGTTTGGTTTGGCGGTACTGAGAGTGACGGAACTCTGACACCTTCCGGCGATAAGGGTAAGTTCAATTTCAAGGGTCAGCTTTCGGTATATGTTAAGGGTGCAGGCGTTGACAGTGTTGTTGAAATGGCAATAACTGTAGCCGCGAGCACGAAAATCACAAAAGCCTCAGCGTAAGGAGGAGACGTAATGGCTACTACAATCAATCTCACATACAAGGGTACACCGTACACTCTTGAGTTTACGAGGCGTTCGGTGAAGATGCTTGAAGAGAGCGGATTCGTTCTCGCCGATGCTTCACGCAAACCGCTTTCGGTTCTTTCTGAACTGTTTGCCGGGGCATTCAAGGCACATCATCCTTTTGTGAAGAAAGATACTGTCGAGGACATTCTGCTTCATGTAAAGGACAAGGACAAGCTCTATGACAAGCTCGCTGAAATGTACTGCGAGCCGATGGAGTATCTCATGAAAGACCCTGAAGATGATGAGGGAAACGTGGACTGGGAAGCGAGCAACGGGTAAATAACTTGCTTCCCATAGAGGGGGACGAGTTGAATAAACAGCTTGTCCCCCTTAATTATAGTGAACAGTTTGAGAAAGACTTACCCTACTATATGTCAATCGGGATGACTCCTGAACAATATTGGGACGGAGATTGTACGTTGCCCCGATGCTATCAAAAAGCTCACGAATTAAAACTCGCTCAGCGAAATCAGGAAATGTGGACGCAAGGCTTGTATTTCTATCGGGCACTCTGCTCCGCTTCACCTGCGTTCAATCCTATGGCGAAAGACCCGAAGCCTTTGCCGTATCTCAATGAGCCTTTCCCGCTTACTGATAAAGAGGCACGAGAGCAACGAGAAAGAGCCGAGAAGAAACGCATGAAGGAACAAATGAGTGTTGTATCCGATTGGGCTGAGAGAGTTAATTCGAGATTTGCAGGAGGTGAGAGCTAATGGAAGATGTTATTGATGATCTTAAAATAGAAATTGTAGGGGATTCGTATACCGCCGAAAAAAGCATAGACAAGGTAATTTCACTGCTTAAAGAAATAGACAGTGTTACGAGTCGAATCAATAAATCTATATCCGAACCTTTAAAGCCTATAGAGGCGCTGCAAAAGACCATAGACAGTATTAAGTCCGTGGATAAACTTCGGGATATAGGCGAGGCAATTTCGAGCCTGAATGGTATTAAGGTTTCCAAAACGATAGCAAAAGAGATTACTAATATCGGAGATGCTGTTCGTGGTATACAGGACTTGGATACCGGAAAGCTTAACGATATATCGAATGCCGTCTCAAATATTTCGGCGGCTCGAATGCCTCAGGTCGAGACTCAAAACACTATTCCGGCAACAGCATTGAATGTTTCTGATATCAGTCAGGGGAATGTCAACTTTGATGGAGTAACCGAAAGTGCTGATGCCGCAAGTGTTGCTATCGCGCAAGTATCAGAACGCGCGAGTGAGGCGGGAGAAAATGTTGCCTCTGCCGCTGATACAGCAACGAAAAAAACAATAAGCGCGACTGGACTGTTGAAGAAGCTCGGAAAAGCTTTTGATCCAATAACGAGCAAAGTTAGAAATCTATTTACCACTATCAAAAAAAGAATAACATATCGAGCACTTAACGGCATTATTTCGGCTATTACCGGCGGATTTAAAGAGGGCGTTCAAAACGTCTATGCTTATAGTCAGATGATGGGTACAAGTTTTGCGAAAAGTATGGATTCTCTTGCAACGAGTTACCTATATTTGAAAAACAGTATAGGTGCAGCGGCAGCTCCCATAATCACGATGCTTGTACCGTTTGTCGAGAAAGCCATAGATAAGTTCGTAGAGCTTCTTAACGCTATAAATATGGTATTCAGTCGGCTGTCGGGGTCTAATGAATGGACTCATGCGGTTAAGTATCCTACGACATTCGCTGACGGTATGGGTAAAGCAACGAAAGCCGCAAAAGAATTAAAGAAGACGCTTCTCGGTATTGACGAGATACATAAGCTCGATGATAATTCAACTTCCGCGACGGCAAGCGGAGTGAGTAGTACTGCTGCGAAATATCAATTCGTAACCGACGAGCTTGATGTTAAGCGCGCCGATGAACTTGTCAAAAAATTCAAATTGATACTTGGAATAGCCGGTGGAATTGGTCTTGCCATCGCTGCATGGAAAATAACAAGCAGTGTGGTCAATTTCTTTGGACTTCTTTCGCAAATCAAAGGAACAAATACCACTGCTACGCAGGTAGGAGATGCGGGAACTTCGGCATTGAATGGAAAATTAAAGTCAATAGCTAAAGACCTTGCCTGGGGGCTTGTCATTATTGCCGAGGTAGCAGTTGCGGCTGGACTAGTTGTCGGTGCTGTATGGGGACTCGGAGTAATGCTGGAACAAGTAGGTAAAGCATGGGAACCCGTGATTGCGAACGGAAAAACAGTGGCTATCGCAATGGGAATCGGTGTAGGTGTGTTGGCTGCTGTAGGTGCGGTAACGGCATTGTTGGGCAGTGTTGGTACACCTCTTGTTGCATATTTGGGTCTTGGTATCGCGATGCTTGCTTTGATTGGAGTTTCGACGGGTCTGTTTATTGTCGAAATATGGGCGATAGGCAAAGGTCTTGATGAGATCGGTAATGCATGGGCGCCCGTTCTTGAAAACGGAGAGACCATAGCTAAGGGTATCAGTCTTGGCACGGCTTTACTTATTGGTATTGGCGTTGTTACCGCTGCGCTCGGAGCGGCGACCGTCGCGAGTGTTGGGCTGCTTCCGGTAGCTATCGGTCTTGGTACTGGGTTGTTGGTTGAACTCAGTGGTGCTGTTGTGGCATTTACGATTGAACTTGTTATAGTTGCCAAATCTTTAGGTGATGAGTTATATCCGGCGCTGCGAGACCTTAATGGTAAATTACCGTCGCTGTCAAAGGATATGAGCAGTTTTACGGAATTTATGAAAGATTTTGCGCAAAAGGTTGTCGATTACTCAAAGAGTAGTCTTTTGGCGGGATTTGCGAGTACGGTCGATACAATTATAGGATTCTTTTTAAAAGACCCTATAGAGTCAATGGCAAAAGATGTTAATAAACAGAGAACGCAGACAGTTAAACTGAATGACAAGTTGCGCGAGGCAAATCCTGAATTGGGTATTGCGATATCGCTTATGGGTGAATATTACACTCTTTTAGAGCGGATTGAGACGCTCACCGGCAAAAGTAACAATATATCTCTTGCTAATGGTATGTTTGTCAACATGAAAGAGGTAGGTAAGAATTTAGTAACCGGTCTTGTCGCGGGTATCAGTTCTAAAAATTCCGAGCTTGCCCAGGCAATTAAATCTGTCCTGAAGGATTCTTTGTCGAGTAATGTCGCCAATTCATACGGCTATAATTTCGGAAAAAATCTCGGAACAGCAGTTGCCAATGGCTTCAAAAGTGCTCGCTTCCCGACACTAAAAGGAGATATTAATGTTGGTAGTACAGGTTCGGTCGATTTGAAATTGAAAGCCTATGCCTCCGGTGGTTTCCCTGCATCGGGACAGCTTTTCGTCGCTCGTGAGGCTGGACCTGAGCTTGTCGGTACAATGGGCGGTCGAAGCACTGTTGTTAACAATCAGCAGATAGTTGAAGGTGTTGCGAACGGCGTATATCGCGGTGTGCGTGATGCAATGGCTGAAAGCGACGGCGGTACTCCTATAATCGTTCAAGTAGTCGACAGAGCCGGAAATGTTATCGAAGAGATAAAAGCCGCAAATCTTAGAGCAGGACGAACTCTTATCCCGGTAGATGCATAGGAGGTGAAACATCAATATGGCTTTTACAGCAGGCATGAATCCCTTGAAGTCGGTCGGTGGTAAAACAGTCAAATGTCCCTCACAGTATAAGTGGGAGCAGATTGATGTTTCCGCCTCTGATGCGGGTCGTACCGAAGATGGACTCATGCATAAGAAAAAAATAAGAACCGTAGACGGGATAACTCTTGAGTGGGCTTATCCCACTACGATTGAGTTAAAGGCTATTTTAGCAGCTTTTTCGGCAGAGTACATATCAATCACTTATCTTTCTCCGACGGCGGGGGACTTCGTGACGAAAACATTTTATGTGGGCGATAGATCGTCTCCTATGTACAACAGTACACTGAACCGTTGGGAGAATGTAAGTTTTAAAATCGTAGAGAGGTGATGTTATGTATCCAATAACTTCTGCCGGGCTTGCTGCTCTGCGAGAGGATGTGGTGCAGTCCGTCAATATCCTCTGTACGCCTACCAAAGGCACGGCATTTAATATCACCGACAAAGACATTATCGGCGCGGTAACGGTGGACTGGTCGAGTGTCACGGGCAGTAAGCTTGATTTGGGCTCGGTGTGTATGTCGGAGCTGAGCTTTACCCTTGAAAATACCGACGGCGCGTTTGACGATAAGGTGTTTGAGGGCGCACAGCTGTATGTCACTACAAGCTTTCCGACGGGCTCGACAACGGAGACAGTGCCTATCGGCTATTACACGGTGGACAGCCCTCCGCGCAAGCTCCGGAGCATCAAAATAACGGCTTATGACCGCATGGCGAAGTTTAACCGAGCCTATGATACTGAGCTTGTCTATCCTGCAACACTGTATCAGATAGTCGCCGATGCCTGCACAAAGTGCGGGGTGTCGCAGAAGCTTCCGACGAACACTTTGCATCGGGGTGTATCGATACCAAAACGCCCGGAGGCGGACAACCTGACCTATCGTCAGGTGCTTGTCTGGGCTGCGGAGCTTATGGGCGTGGGCTTGTATATTGACTATGACGGCAAGCTGACAGGCGGGTGGTATGCGACAAACGCCAAACACACGGTTATAAAAGCTTCAGATCGTTTTACTTCCGGCAATACCAATTTTGCCGAAAATAACATCGTGTTTTCCGGTGTGCGCATCGTCGGAAACGACGAGAACAAGACTGAATACCTCGCAGGCACAAAGGACTATGCCTTTAACATTGAGGGCAATCTTCTTGCGCAGAGTGATATGAATCTCAGCACACTGGCAACGGAGCTTAAAACCGCACGGTGCAGTCTTACATACACTCCGATGTCCTGCACTACGCACTCGTTTCCGCACCTTAGACCGCTTGATATTATGAAGTTTGAGACGGCGCAGGGGACGAAAAAGGTCGTGCTGACAAATGTCAAGTGGCAGTCACAAAACCGCTGTACTAAGCTAGAGGGCAAGGGCGAAACGGCAACGCAGTCGGGATATGCCACAATGGGCGCGTTTACACCGAAGCAGCAGGCGATACTCGAGCAGACCCGCGCTCAGCAGGCGGCGCAAATCAACGACTTTGAGCAGGCGACCCTCGCGCTGAACGAGACCATCGCAAATAGCATGGGCTTATATGTCACGCGTAAAGCGGACAGCAACAGCGCGGTTATAACCTATTACCACGACAAGCCTACGCTCGAGGGGAGCAACACTATCTACTGCCGCAACGCCGGTGGTTATGCCTGGACTAATAACGGTTGGAACAACGGATCCCCGAACTGGGAGTACGGTGTATCAAAAGACGGTGACGCGGTTATCCGAAGCATTGCCGCAAACAAGATTTCCGCGAGTTATATCACGACGGATATCCTTTCGTCGCCGACCGGGAAGTTTTCTTTTAACTTGGACACGGGTCACATCGAAGCTTCCGACATCAACATCACCGGCGGCGACATAAACCTTGACGGCGGTACCCTGTCAATCTTAAACAACGACGGCTATAAAGCCGACTTGTCAGGCGGCGTGCTTGACCTCTATCAAGGCGCGGGCACAGGAACCGGAACAGGAAAAAAATATCTGACCTTTGGCAGCTCAATGCTGTATAAAACCGCACTCGGCGGCGACTGGTATGCGACTATAGCCGCACCTGAGTTTACGCTCGGCGAGCAGTCGTCAAAAGGCTTTAGATTTGGAAAATCGAAAGATAACGTCTCCGCAGTCAAGCCTGTCGTCAACAGTCTTGGCTACAGCTGGGACACCGACTATATGCTCGTCGAGAAAGACAAAACGCGAATCAGGCGGTGTGTTGAAACAAACGAAGCAAAGGAAGACCAGTTTGAGAGCCTGATACATCACCGGACGGTCGGCGGAACAAATTTTAAACTTGGCGTTGGTATTGCAAAAATGAACGCCGAAAAGACACCGGGAGCGGGTTTTGAAATAAGGGGCGAGACCTCCGGCAAGCTTTGGGCTGGGCTTTATGCGTGGACAGAGGCTGATAATATTATGCGTCTAACATTTCAGACAAGCAATCAGGACAACACGACATATAGTAGGACACTTACGGCAAATGGCGACTTTTTGTATTTTAATGGCAGGCGCTTGAAATTTGCAGACGAATAGGCGGTGAAAAAATGACAAAAACCGAAATCGAAAAGAAAATCGCAGAAGTCAAAGCGCAGGGCGACGCCTTGCAGAAGCACAACTCTCAAATAATGCAGCAGCTCGAAGTCAACAAGGTCGAGCTTGCGAAAATCTGCGGCAAAATAGAGCTGTTGTCCGACATGCTCTCAGAGCTCGAAAACACGCCCACAGCGGGTGATAACGGGGAGGCGAAAAAAGATGCAGACAAGAACGATAACGGTTGATTATGCCCGCCCACGCGGGTATGACGTTGGATATCGAGCCGAAAATAATTTTACTCTGCTTGCCTTGCCTGTGCCCGCCGAACTTAAAGACGCAGATAGCTATCGTGTCTGCTTTGAGTCGACGGTCGGCGAGCATTTGCAAACCGAGCCGCTGACTCCTGTGGACGGCTATGTGACTGTCAAAATTACAAGCGATGTTGTGCCCGAGCCGGGCAACATGGCAGCGCAGCTCGTCGCATTCGGAGCGGGCGAGATAGTAGGCTATGCGCCTGTGATAACGGGCACTGCAAAGGTGTCAATCCCGGACGGCACAGAGCGATTGAGTCCCAGTCTCGCTGCCGAAATCGCGCTTAACACTGCCGCACGGCATTCGCATGAAAACAAGGCGGTGCTTGATAAGTTTGCCGAGTCAAAAGACGGCAAGCCGACCTATGACGGCGAGGCTTTAGGCGGTGGCGCATCAACGGCAGAGGACATCAGCTACACGCTGTCAGAAGATGTTCAAACCACTTTCCCGGATATTGTTGAGCTTGAGTCTGACACAGTTAAAAGCGGACTTGATGTCGCAATGTATTATGCGATTGCGGGCATGTTTGCAAAAAACATTGCATGCGATCTTCCATCTGCAACAGGCACGATTACAGTTAATTTGCAGTCTGTTATGGATGGCTGGCATCCGATTCTTGAGAAGGCACATGAGCATGATAACAAATCCGTGCTTGACAAGCTTTCCGCCGCCGACGGCAAGCTCCAATACAACGGCTCAGATGTCAGCCTTAAACCTGCCTATTATATCGACCTTGCGGGTACTTACCCGAACTACACATGCCCAGTGGCTATGGACGACATTAAGACGGCTTATAACTCTGGCTACAATCTCGTCTGTCGATGCACGCTGGGTAAATTTACAGCAACACTTCCGCTGTTTGTTCCAATGCCCACCGCTAACACTTGGATATTTTCAGGTTCTGGGGCATTGTTGGGCATGAGCTTTGCCGCGCAGTCGTTTACCGTGGCGATAACAAGCAACGGTGTTGCAGCCGACCAGACCTTGCTAAATCAACCGCTCAATATAACAGCTGGAGACACCACCTACAGCTACGACGGACGTTACTTTGTCGACATCGCAGTTAAACCCGCAACACAGCTAATAACAACCGCAGAGGAAAACATAACCCTCGCCGACAACACCGAGTACCGCCTCACCGATGTCACGACCTTAACACTGACATATCCTACAGGCAACTTCGAGTGCTGGATGCGCCTGAACTTCGCGGCGAGCGGTAATGTCACCGTCACTCTGCCGACAGGCACAAAGTATATCGGCACTGCTCCCGATTTTAAAAACGGCGAGACATGGGAGCTGAGCTTTAAAGACAAAATTTTGGCGGCGCAGAAAGTCGGTGAGGGCACTTGAACAGGCGCAGAT